ATGAGCGGAAGCAACTCTACAGTTTCTTTGACATTGCAGATTAAAGGCCAGCAAGCTGCACAAGAGATGAAACGCATTTCTGACCAGCAAATTCAAGCCACCACTAAAATTAATACGCAATGGACACAGGTTGCCTCTGCTCAAGCTAAGTTTGTAAATACAGCTAAAGTTGGTACACGTGAGACTTTGAATACTGCCCGCGCAGGGGATCAATTACTACGTACAAACAAGATGCTTGAGGGGGTTTTACGTCAACAATCAATTCAGACAAAACTTCAAAGCCAGCTTTTAAAACAACAGGTTGGTTCAGCACAACAGTTAGCAAACTGGTCAAAGCAGGTTGAACAATCTAGTAAGCGTACACACCAATCAACTCAGCAGACAATGTCATTGTGGCAGAAAGTTTCAACCATTGGTGGAGCTGCAATTGGGGCTGGCTATGCTCTACAGCAACCCATTAAACGTACTGTGGATTATGACCGCGATTTGCATTATGCAGCTCAAAAACTATCAGATTCACCAACTGATTGGAATAGCACCAAAGATTGGATGAATAAGATTGTTGTAGGAAATGCAATTAATGGCGGTGTTGATCGTGATCAATCATTCCTCGCAATGGATGCATTAATTGCTAATGGTGCTTACAACGATAACGATCTTCAGAAAATGAAATCAAACCTAGCACGGGCACATTTTGAGGCTGGTAAGTCAGCACTTGCTTCAGGAGGTGATATTCTTGATTTTGCTCAAGTTGGTGTGGCTGCTAAATCTCGTAATCTGAATGAGTCTAAAGTTCAAGCTATGGTCATTAAAGCAGACGATTTAGGAGCAATGAGTGCAAAAGATATCGCAAAAGCTTTACCAGCGCAGCTTGGAAAGCTCTCTGTTGATAAGGTAAATAGTGAACGTGCTGTTGCTCAACTCATTGCTTTAAATGAGATTGCGATGAAAACTGCTGGTACCTCTGGTGAAGCTGACACCAACGTCCAAAACTTTCTAGGAAAAATGTATTCATCAGATACTATTGAGCGTCTAAAAAAGAAACAAAGTATAAATTTACCAGATCGTTATGCAGCAGGAAAAAATAATGGCAAAACAGATTTTGATGTTTTTTATGATGTTGCTGATGAAATCTTAGCTAAAGATAAGAGAATGCAAGCTATTGTAAAAAAAATGGTTGCAGCGAAAAATGATGCACAGGCTCAAGCAATATTAGAAACACAACAAGGTATTTATGAACAATCTGGTTTAGCTGCTATCTTGCCTGATCAACAATCTCTAATGACACTTGTTGCCATTAAGCGATATAAAAAACAATGGGATGAAATGACAGATACGGCCCTTACTAAGGGGGAACAAACCAGAGACCTTAAATATAATTACAATAAAACTGAATTAGCATCGGTTGGCATTAACTCCTTTGACGTTACAAGAAAAAATGCCGAATATCAGACTTTACAGGATTCAACTAAGCTGCTTGGAGATATGGGCCAGAAAGTCACTGAGATAACTAACAAATACCCGCAGTTAATTACTGCAATGGGTGCAACTGAATTAGCTTTGAAAGCTCTTGCAGTTGCAGCTGGTGCTGCGGCTTTCACGCTCAAAACTATGGGAGGTATTAAGACTCCAGATTTGCCCTCAACCACTGGTGGTTTAGCATCTAAGGCTTCAAATGCAGCGAAAACAGCTGGTCTTGTTGGAGCAGCTTATACGGGGTATCAAATTTTTAAACCTATTGATGATGCTGGATACAGTATGGTCAGTGATCTCTTAGCAAAAGTTGGTATTGGTTCAGGAGGTGAACGTCCTAACTTTGTTCAACAAGCCATTGAGCAAAGCAAAGCCCAGCAAGCTTCAGCTGAAGAAAAAAGTAGCCAATTAATTGCTGAACAGCAGAAGCAAAATCAATTGAGTCAAGAGATGATCAGTAAGATTAATACATTAATTAATGTCACCGGGCAAAACAAAACTATTAATTTTAGTGGTGGTCTATTGGGAGCGATTTCTGAAAATGCAGCTGCTGAAGAAAAACGCCACGGTGCTTCAAATATTCCTTTTTACCGACAACGGCACTAAGGCACTAAATTAAGCGGAAGCGTTTCCGCCTGATATAAAAGTCTGGTATTTCACATCATAACCTCACAATAGTGAGGTTATTTTTTCATGGGCTGGGATACAGATTTACAAGATGCAAGTTTTCGTGGTGTGCAGTTTGAATGCACATCCACCAAAGATACTGCGCCTAAAACTCTAGCTATCAAGCAGGCTCCATATTCAGATGAAGCTGAAATTGAAGATATGGGCAATGACCCACGACGAATTTCAATACAAGCGGTTTTTACTGGACCTGACTATTTAACTTGGGTTAATGCTTTAGAAGCAGCATTAAGTGCGACTGGTCCGGGTGAACTCATACATCCTGTCTTTGGTGTACAGCAAGTTCAAGTTGTTAATCATGAAATTGATCATGAGGCAACAACACCTGACTTCTGTACGATGTCCATTGAGTTTATCAAGGCAAAAGCTGAAAAACGTGAGCTGTTTGTACCTGTTGCTGTTCCTGAGAAAATTGCTACCACAACAATTATTGATGCTCCAGCTTCAGCATTGGAAAGTGCGCTAGAAAAACTCAAAATTGGCGACACTGATAAGTTATTTAATACAGTTAATACGATTCGCAACGGTATCGATCAGGCACGTAATTATTTAGGTGTTGCAAAACAAGCAATTGAGGATGTTTTATCACCTGCCGATTGGATTGTTGGGTTGGTTGATGACGTCACCAAGCTTGTGACCTTTGATACCAATATTTCAGCTTTATCGAAATGGCGTGATGTTGTTCATCGAGTTGAGCGTTTTGAAAACCTTTTTCAAAATGATGATACCTCTCCGGAGTTACAACGAGTTTGGCGCTCAACACTTGCTGCTAGTCAAGTGGCTATTGCACAGCAAGTTGTTGCAACTACACGTACAGAAATGGCAAACAACCAAGAAATCAGCTTTACCCCAGTTGATTTGGCTCTTGTACGAAAAAAAACACGAGAAGTACTTCAGCAAGCTATCCGTGAAGAACGAGCTATTAATACCTTTGAAAGCATCACACAAATTCAGGTCTATAAAGACGTTGCTGCCCAGATTCAGGATCAAATCCAAGAACTCATTGAAACACGTCCACCCATCACTAAAACACAAGTACCAGTGCCTTGCACCCTGCATTGGTTAGCACACTATTTATATGGTGATATGCGTCGTGCAGAAGAAATTCGTCGTTTAAACCCTGATTTGATTAACCCTGCTGCATTGCAGGTTGGCATGGAGCTAACCATCTATGCAAGATAATCAGGGTAATGAAATTCGCCTAGTGATTGCTGGCCTTGAAGCTAAAGGCTGGGATCAGGTTGAAATTGACAGTCAGATTGATACACCAGCAGAAAACTGGAGCTTTACGCTATTTGAAACTGGTGGGCAAGCCTTAAATCCTGCCATTAAAGGTGGTGCAAAAGTACAAGCTTATTATTCTAATCAACTCATTTTAACTGCTGTTGCAGATCGTATTTCTGAAGCTGTAAGCCGTGAGGGCTATGGCCTGCAAGTTTCTGGCCGTGACCTCGTTGGACAATTAATTGATTGTTCTGTGCCTATTTTTAATGGCCGCCAGATCACACTTGAAGAGTTGGTAGGTCGCTACATTAAAGGTGGTGACTTAGGTTCACTGTTTCAAGATGTTCGTATTCAGGATAATGCATGGTTAAAGAATAAAGTCTCTGTTGAGCCGGGTGAATCACTATGGGATTCATTGACCAAGGCAGCACAAATCACTGGACAACATGTCTGGCTTGATCCAGATGGGACTTTACAAATCGGTGACCCTTTTGCAAACCCATATCATGTGCAAACCCCATTGCGCCTGATGCGTCCTTTAAACAACAGCAATAACGTTTTAAGTCTTCAGTATGACAACGATGTTTCTAATGTCTTTAGCCATATCAAGGTTTTGAGCCAAGACGGCAACGCAAACTCAATATTATCTGAAACCACAGCTCAAACACAGTATGCCTATAACCGCTTGAAAATGGTCACTTTGGGCGATGTGGAAACTGAAGCTGAAGCAAATGCAGCATTAGAAAAAATCAAAAAAGACAATGATCTTGAAGCACACACACTAACCGCAACGGTTTCAGGCTGGATGATCGACGGAAAGCTATGGTCAACAGGCTGGTACATCAATTTAGAAACCAATGTTTTATCAAGAGCGACAGCCAAATGGGCTGTGTATGGTCGCACGTTTCAGCTTGACCGTAAGAATGGCAAAACAACAAAACTTCTTCTGAAGCGTCAAGGCGATTGGGCAAATCCATTGGTACTGAAGGAGAAAAAATCATGATGAAAGCTGTAGCAGCCCAGATAAATAAGGCAATGAAACAAATCCGACAACCACTGTTCGCCCTGGTCGCACGTGGTGGTTCAAAAGTATTGCAGTTAAAGGGCTTTGCTGATGAAACCTTGCAAGAAGTAGAGCTTTTTCAGCAAGTCGGCTTTAACTCACACATTCCTGAAGGTGCACGCGTTGTAGTTATTCCATTGCATGGAAAAACATCACGTTCAATTGTTATTGCAACGACTGGTGGAGCTGTTGTCGTCAACGTAGGTGAAGGTGAAACAGTAGTTTATGACCAGTTCGGGCACAGCCTTTTGCTTAAAGAAGATGGTACGCATATCACTGCTGGTGACCTTTTTATTGATGAGGGCAATTTGCATGTGAATGGCAATGTCTTTGATCAGAAAGGCTCAATGCAGGAAATGCGTGACATTTATAACCAACACAAAAACGGTAATACACCAACTCCACTTCCACAAATGTAGGTGAATCATGGCGAATATTGATTTAAAAACGAAAGATTATGTGTTGATGAGCCTAGATGCTGCCTTCAGTAAAAATGAGGTACAAGCAATTTGTCAGCGTTTAAATATCCACCGCAATAAGTATTGGGCAAATCCTAAGATTGGTAGCCGTTTTTATACTTTGAGACGTTCAAAAGATGTAACCCGTACAATTCAAACAGTTAAGCAATATGCTGAAGAAGCCTTAGAAGGCTTGGTGCCAAATCGATTTGCTTCAATTTTGGTAAATGCTATTCAGACAGTTAAAAGTCAGGTGGACCTAAATATTGAAGTTACACAGCTATCTGGTCAGAAACAAACAATCCTTTATTTTGTTAAGGTTGGAGGCTAAACAATGGCATATCCGATCAAGACATTTGACCAATTACGCTCTGACATTATTCAGGAAATCCAAAATTTAACTGGATTAACTCTAGATGATGAAGATGATGCAGCCATTCGCGCAGATGGTGAAGCTGCTGTAGTTGAGGGCCTTTATCATCATCAAAGTTATATTCAAAAACAGCTATTTGTTGCTACAGCTGATGAGCCTTTCCTTTATATACATGCAAAACGCTTGGAATGTCCGCGTAATGGTGGCTCTAAGGCTTCAGGACGAGTCAAAGCAACATCAAACACTGCGGTCACTATTCCAGCTGGAACAAAAGTCACGGATGGTAAAGGTCATTACTGGTTAACTTTGTATAAAGAGACATTTACCGCAAATAAGCCTAAAGAAATCCAAGTTATTGCTGAGTTTGAAGGTGTGAGCTGGAATTTCGATGGTGAGCAGCTGCTTTGGGTTAGTCCATTACCGGGTGTTGCAGCACAAGTGGATGTTATTGAAATATCTGCGGGTGTTGATGCTGAAGACGTTGAAGCTTGGCGTCAGCGTATGATGGATAAAGAGGCTTTAGGTCTTATTCGTGATCGTGAAGCTGATCTTCGACGTATCGTAAAAGATGTACCGGGTGTGGCTGATGTTTTTATTTTTCCGAAACGTCGTGGCCTTGGTTCTTTAGATGTTGCAATCACAGCAGCTGGTAATCCCCCTAACTCCCCAAGCTCTGCAATTTTAGCTTTAGTACAAACGGCTTTAGAAGAATATTCAGGTTTTTGGGGTGACGTAAGAGCTTATGCACCAACAAAAGAGTATTTGAATATCACTGCACTGGTAACAGGTAGTGTGAGTCAAACTGATGTTGAAAAAGTCATTCGTGACTATGTTGGATTGTTAAAGCCGGGAGAAACTTTTGTTGCTTCTACTCTTGTTAGTCAAATTAGAGCATTGCCGGGTGTGACAGATGTTCAGCTTACACCAGCAACAAATCAGGCACCTACTTTAAATGTGTTTGTGACTGGTTGGCTCCGGATCGGTACTTTAACGGTGACTATGTTATGACCTTTGAGCAAACAGTAGAGCTTTATGCTTCAGTACTTCGTCAATTACTGCCAGCAGGCGGCTATGACACTTCACCCAAAAGTGTTGTCGCAAAAGATGTATACGCTCATGCAAGAGTACTTGCACAAGCTGATGTTGATGCAAAACGTATTTTGACCACGTTAGAGAAGATTCCAGAAGAATTATTAAGTGAATATGAAGCGGCTCTAGGTCTACCGCTGAAATGTACTGTGAATAAAACCAAAACAATTGAAGAACGTCTTCAGATAATCCAATGGATTCAACAGACAAAGAATGTTTTAAACCGTACTTATCTTGAGGGCTTACTTGGCTTATTTAGCATTAAGTTAGTTGATTTAATACGCTACAGACCAATGCAATGTATAGCTTCATGCAACTCACCAATCAACACAGAAAACCTGCGGTTCAAAGTCAAATTGATCTTAAAAGCCCCGGTGCAAGCTGATATGGCATGCATCATTCAAAACTACTTACCAGCTTATTTACGTTATGACATTAAGGAGCAATCATGAAGCGGATCGATAGTGTAAATGCGCGACCTGACATGTTTGGTACAGGAAAAAAAGGTTTCCATTCAAATGAAGATGTTCCCGGACAAGATGCAACTTATCTCACACCTGAATGGTGCAATATGGTTCAGGAAGAGATTGCAAACGTACTTGAGAAGCATGGAGTTGTTTTAAACCCAAATAATCGACAGCAGCTCTATGAATTATTAGCAACTTATCCAGACCTAGAAAACCTCGCAGCAGCAATTGAAGCTCGCTTTGCTGCTGAAGCTGCCTTTAATAAAAACGCACGTAATGAGCTACAAGCTCAGATTACTGCATTACTCAATTATGTTTCATATCCAAGAATCCTTGCTTCAGGTGTGTTTTATTACAATGGCGGCGAAGGTGGCGGTACGGTAACGATGATTGGTGGTACAGATGGCTGGATTGCTGATAATGACAAGATTAAAGCACCTGACATCTATAATCTAACAGATCGTAATATTGGTATATTTTTAAGCCCTGAAGCAGCCAATGAAGCACCTTCATTTGACCGTGATATAAATAGCTTTAAACCAAAGATTTATAATCGTTCAGGTACAAACCGTATTGGTTATTCTGGTCAGGTAAGTTTCCAAGTACTCCAACATAAGAATCCTAATAGTACAACTGTTGATGGCGATTATCCGGCTGGTTTATATAGTTTCGTTCTACAACCGGGTGAAACGAAGCTCTTTACACTGATCGGTGCTGGAGGTGGCGGTGGTGCATCACGTCGATCTAATAACTCTTCATATCCTTTAAGCAATGGGCAAGCTGGTGCTGATCTATTGCTTAAAGTTAACGGGGAAAACATTGCTGTTGTTCACGGTGGCGGTGGTGGCACCCAAGGCGTATGGAGTAACGGTTCAGCTTATGATAATGGGCAAGCTGGTGCTGTTGGTGCTGTAGACATTATTGGTGCATTTGACTCAACGACAATCACTCAAGGTAAAGTAGGCAATGCAACCAAGGAAGACCACACAGGTGGTGCATCTGTAAGTCCTATTGCTCTATTTGGTAAAGGTGGTGATGGTGCTATGGGAATTGGAGATGAAGGTTGGTCATTTGGTGGTGGCGGTGCATCAGGCTCTGTTCTTGTGGCTCAATACACTAATAATAGTACAACAAATCAAACAATCACTCTGGTTGTTGGTCGTGGTGGTGCTGGTGGACAGAAAGGTGGCTATGATTCAGATATCGTAGGTAGTAACGGAACAGATGGATTTGCACGAGTTGCTAGTGTTTAA